ACCGATCACGGCTATTTCAGCCGGGTGGCCTTTGACCTGTCCACCCTGTCATTTGACACCCCCGCGCCGCTGCTGCTGGAGCATGATCGTGACGACACGATAGGCGTGATCAACCAAGCCTCAATTGGCGCCACGCTGGCCATCGGCGGCCAGGTCTTCACCGGTATCGACGAGAATGCGGCCAGCGTCGCCGCCAAGGCAGACGCCGGGTTCCCCTGGCAAATGTCAGTGGGCATTTTCCCAGGCATTACCGAGGAAGTCCCCGCCGGCCAGGCGCTACAAATCAACGGCCAAACCCTCACCGGCCCACTGACCGTCTTCCGCAATGCCCGCGTCCGCGAGGTGTCCTTCTGCGCGGTCGCCGCCGACAGCAGCACATCGGCCACTGTCTTTAATGCCAATCCCGAATCACCCAGCCCACAGGAGCCACCCATGGCCGACGCCAAAGACGAATCCAGCGCCGTGATCGACGCCCTCAAGGGCCAGATCACAGCCAACGAACAATCCATCGCCGAACGCGATGCCACTATTGCTGATCTGCAATCGCAGATCGAGCAGTTCCATGCCGCGCAACGCGACGCGGAGATCAAGGCTTTGTTCTCCGCATTGAATCGCGAGTTCAGCGACGATGCCGCAAAGCCTTACCGGGGCATGACGCTGGAGCAGTTCACCGCCATCAGCGCGGACCTCAAGTCTATGCGCCAGACGCCTAACCCGCATTTGTTCAGCGCCGTGGCGACCGGTTCCATTCAGGAACTGGATGCCCGCGCCGCCGCTTCAGCCCTCAACGCGCAAGTCGCAGGAGCTAAATAACCATGACTACCTATACTGAGGCCAGTAGGCCCTATGAGTTCCTGCTGAGCGAGGGCGCCAACACCATATCGCGCGAGAACATTACCATCCAAGCCGGCTCTGGCGCTCTCGTGGCAGGGACCGTAGTCGGTAAGCAGACGCGCGCCGGCAATGGCGCAGTCGTTACCGGCTCGATTGCCACCACCACGCTGACCGTAACCGCCGTTACCAGCGGAACGCTGACGATTGGCCAGTACATTAGTGGGTCAGGCGTTACCGCCGGGACCAAAATTACCGCTTTCGGCACCGGGCTGGGCGGTACCGGAACGTATACCGTCGATACCTCGCAGACCGCATCCAGTACGACGATCACCGCGACCGCCGCTTATGCCGCCGCTTTCGCGGGTAATACCGGAACCGGAACGATTGGCGCGATCACTGTTACCGCCGCCGCAAAGATTGGGGTTTATAAACTGGTCATCATCGAGCCGGCCACGGATGCGGGGAAATTCGCTGTTGAAGACCCTGACGGCATCATCATAGGGACCGGCACGGTGGCTGTGGCATTTAGCGCTGGCGGCTTGGCGTTTACCCTGTCCGACGCCACGGACTTTATTGCTGGCGACGGATTCACGATCACGGTAGCCGCTGGATCAGGCAAATATCGCGGGTATGACGACGGCAACAATGACGGGACGCAAGTTGCCACCGCCATCATTACCGCCGCCGCTGACGCCACCACTGCCGACGTGGCCGTCACCGCCATTGTGCGACTGGCCGAAGTCAAAACCGATGCGTTGCAGTGGATCGCCGCCGTTGACTCCACGGCAAAAACCACGGCTTACGCGCAGCTTGCCGCCATCAACATTCTTGCCAGGACCTAAGCCATGGATATTTTCCGCGACTATTTTACCCGCGAGCAGCTATTAACCAGCTTGCAAAAGGTCCCCTATGTCCCCGGCATGCTGGGGGCTATGGGCCTGTTTGAAACCGTCAGGTTGAGTTCGACGACGTATGCCGTCGAGGAGCAGCCGCTCGAAACGCTCACTGCGCTGACCGCCGTCCCGCGCGGCACACCGTCAAAAATCGAAACGCTCGGCAAGCGCTCGGTCAAGACATTCACCACCAGTCATTACCGGGTGGATGGGGCGGTCTATGCCGATGAGGTTCTCAACGTCCGAACGACTGGTGTTAGTGGGGCCGCAGAGGTCATCACCGACCGCCGCGACCGCCTGATATCCAAGCTACGGGGCGACATTGATTTGACACTCGAAAGCCTGCGCATGGCTTGCATCAACAGCCCAACAAACGCGCTGGGTTCCGCTCCCGCGTCGGCGGCCGTTGCCTTCGGAGCCAGCGATACAGCCATCCGCACGGCGGTGTTCAACAACATCCTGCTGCCGATTGAGTCCGCGCTTGGCGGCTTGCCTTACACCGGCCTGACCGCGCTCTGCGAGGATACGTTCTGGCTGGGGCTAATCGAGTCCAAAACGCTCAGGGAAACCTATTTGAACCAAGTCGCGGCCAACACCCTGCGCGGGCTCCCCATCGACCAGATGGATGCTTTCGGGGTGCGCTGGATACGCAACCGCTCAGGGTCAGGCGTTGCCATCACGACCGGCAAAGCGAAAGTATTCCCGAACGGCGTTCCTGGCCTATTCATTCAGGCGTTCGCCCCGGCGGATACCCTGGACTCGGTGGGCGCGGGCGCCCTTGGCGATGTCTACTATCCCATGGCGTTGCCGTCGCCCGATAACCGCATGTGGAAGCTCGAGGTTCAGACCAACCCGCTGATGCTCTGCACCCGCCCGACCTGCGTGTTGACCATCGGCCTGAGCTAATTCCATGAGCTATGCCACCGAGGCCGATTTGATCGCATGGTGCGGGATGAACGGGGATTCCGAATTGACGGAATTAACGGACCCAAACAACACCGCGATTGATTCGTCCATCGTGGCGGAAAAGCTGAACGAGGCGGACAACGAAATCAATGCCCGCCTAGCCGGTGTCACCATCAGCTATCCGTGTCCACCGATCATCGTCAACATCGCCTGCCGGATCGCCAGGTTCCTGCTCTACACGACAGGGCGCCCGGAATGGATAGCGGATGACTTTGATTGGGCGATATCCACGCTGAACGAAATCCGTGCGGGCAAGATCGTGATCGGCCCCGCGCTGGGTCCGGTTTCGTATCCACGAATAGCGGCCAGAGAACCCGTGTTCACCAGCACCGTGCTGGATACACTATGAAGCTCGCCACTCTGGTCAGCCATTTGCAGACGCTACCGGCATTCGCTGGCCGAGTATCTGCGGCCACCACTCTGGATCAGGCTATTCCACTGGTGAGAGATAAACCGTCGCCGTCGTGCGTGCTGTTTGGCGTTACGGAGCACGCCACGCCGCATCGGGCCGTTGGCATGATCCCGCAGGCGCATCTCGTGAATGTCGAGATTAGCCTGTTGCTGGTCGTCCGTTATGCGGGCGATGCCTCCGGCGGGTCAGCGTTCGAGTCACTGGATACTGTCCGTCAGGACACGCTCTCCCATCTCATCGGCTGGCAACCCACCGGACAGGCGCAGGCCGACTGGCAGCCGCTGGAATATACCGGCGGCAAGTTTGCTTATGCCGAATCTGGTTTAGTGATATGGCATGAGCAATTTGCCACCCAATACTATTGGACCCCGTGAACTCAAGAGGTAATTATGGCTACTGACCCCCTCGCTGGCATCGGCGGAAGTTACATTCTCAAACCTGACGGCACGCGCGAACTCGTGGAGCGGACCGGTGAACTGATTCCTGATACCACACAAGCGCCTGATGCTCCGATTAATCCACAGACGAAGCCTGATAAACCTGACGCCAAGCCGTGAAACCGCATACCAAACGCCTGCTTGAAGCTTTAATCCGCGCCGCCAAGCAGGGATTGAGCGCGTTTGAAAAGTGGGTGGAAGAGTCACCCATAAAAAACTGAATTCGTAATACACCGAACCCGCGCCGGGACGCTCACGAGACCCTCCCGGCAATGCGGCTTCATCAACGGACCCGCGCCGGGACGCTCTTACGAGACCCTCCCCGCATAGCCGCTCCGCTCAACCCGGAGCGCTGCTATGTCCACTCGTCTATATTCCCGCAATGCGGTATTGCTGGCCAAAATCGAAACGACCGAGGGATCGGATTCGTCGCCGACCGGCACCGCCAATGCGATACAGGTATCTGACCTCTCTATTGAACCGCTTGCCGGTTCAGAGGTTGACCTCGCCTACATCCGCCCGTATTTCGGCATCTCGCCGTCTTTGCGGGTTGAAAACTACGTCACCCTCGCATGCACCGTCGACCTGGCCGGCACCGCCACCGCCGGCACCGCCGCGCCATGGGGGCCGCTGCTGCGCGCCTGCGCGTTTGCCGAGACGCTGACCGCCGCCGCCGTCACTGGCGCGGCTCAGGCCGGCGCGGCATCCACGATTACCCTGGCCGCCGGTGCTTCAGCCGTGGATGGCACCTATGTCGGCGCGTCGATCAGCTACACCACGGGCGGAACGGATTTCGGCTCGAAACGGACCATCATCGCCTACAACGGCACCACTAAAATAGCCACCGTCAACAAGGCGTGGGATACCAATCCGGGGGCATCCAGCGGGTACAGCATCGGCGCGAACGCTACCTATCTGCCCGTCTCGTCCGGATTCGAGACACTGACGCTCTACTACAACATCTCCGGCGTGCGGCACAAATTGCTCGGTGTTAAGGGTTCTGTCTCTCTCGACCTGACTGCCAACAGCCGACCGGCGCTGAAGTTCAATTTTACCGGCGTCTATGGCGGCGTCGCTGATGCCAGCGAAGCCACACCGGTATTCACCGGATTCCAGACCCCGCAGACCGTCGGTTCCACGAACACCAGAGCGCTGATTGCCGGCAAGCAAGCCGACGGATCGGCTACCGGCGTGCAGCTCATGAAATTCGATCTTGACATGGCTAATGCCGTCAAGCACCGCCAGCTCATCGGCGCGGCGGGCGTCATCCTCACCGACCGGCAACCGAAAGGTAACGTGTCCATCGAGGCGACCACCGTAACCTTCAATGACTGGTTCAGCCAGGTTCAGGCCAGCACCAAAAACCCACTGCTCGTCGAGAACGGCCTGACCGCTGGCAACGTGGTGGCCGTGTTCCTGCCGAACGCGCAGATCGCCGAACCGAAATACTCGGACTCCGATGGTATTGCGATGTTCGACGCCAGTATCCGCGCGCTGCCGCTCGTCAGTAATGACGAGGTGCGCATCGTCATCAAGTAAGCCTGGAGCGGCATACCCAATCGCACCCCGTCACGGGTTGCTCACCGGTCCCCTGCCACCGGGCGATAAAGGCAGGGATTGATTTCAGCAACTGACAATAGGTGACACCATGGCATTCGTACTCGCGAAAAAGACTGACAGTTTTTTCTATCCCATCAACCTGCCGATTGTGACGGAATCCGGCGCCAGCCAGACGGCACGGTTCGAGTTCCGCTTCAAGCGTCTGCCGCGCTCGAAACTCAACGCCCTACACAAATCGCAAGAGGCCAACAGCGATCTGGACATCGACAGCCTGGAGCGCGACACGGATTACGTGCTGGATATCGCCGACGGCTGGAAGGGCGTCGACGGCCCTGACGGGACGCCGGTAGAGTTCAGCCGCGACAACGTCGCCGCGCTGCTGGATAACTATCCTAACGCGGCAGGCGAGATCGTGAAGGCATTTTTCGAGGCGACGCTAGGCGGGGGCAGGAAAGCAAAAAACTAAAAGCGGCGGCGGAGCATTGGGCCATGCCAAGCCGCTCCACTGCCGACTCGGACAGCCTGCAAGACGACATCGCCGCCTTCGGCCTACCGCCGGATGCCTTTGCCACGCCAGACGACGCGGCACAGGAAGAAGCGCATTGCACAGTGGACGCGGACAACTGGCCAACCGTCATGGTGTTTCTGGCGCTGCAAACCCAATGGCGCCGGGAGTTCGCCGGGATGAGCGGGGAGCTGGTGTGGCATGGCTTGCGGTACGGAGAAGCGGCCACGGTCATCAGCCTGCTCGGCTACCAATCCAAAGCCTCCACGATTTTCGACGGTCTACGAATCATGGAGGCCGCCGCTTTGCCAATACTCAATAAACGCTAGGGAACATCATGGCGGATATCCAGCTCGGCATCAAAATCACCACCGATAGCGGCAAGGCCAAGGCCGAGCTGACAAGCCTCGGCGCGGCCATCGGCACGGTGGATGAAAAGGGCAGGAAAACCGCAGCCTCGCTCGACGCGACCGGACGCTCGATCAAAAACGTCGGCTCCGCCGCCGATATCGCCAAATCCGCTCTAGCCGCCATGGGCGCCGCGATCACATCGGCTGAACTTATGCGTACTGTTGATGCCTACGCGAACATGAGCGCCAAGCTCCGGCTGGTGTCTGGATCGGCTCAAGAGTTAATCCGCGCACAAACCGAACTCTTCCGCATCAGCCAGGGCAACCTCACGCCACTGGCGGATACCGTGCAACTCTATTCGCGGTTGGCCTACTCGATCCGCGATATGGGCCGCTCACAAGCGGACGCCATTGCCCTAACAGATTTGATTGGAAAATCGCTCCGTATTTCCGGGGCTTCCGCTGGAGAAATGTCCTCTGTACTACTGCAATTAAGCCAGGCGCTAGGCTCGGGCGTTCTGAGAGGGGAGGAGTTCAACTCGTTGCGCGAGAACGGACAACGAGCGCTGCGGGCCATCGCCGACGGGCTGGGAATTACCGTTGGCCAACTGAAGAATCTGGCCGATCAAGGCAAGCTCACCTCGGAAGTCGTGACCACGGCCTTGCTTTCGCAAGGCGAGACGATCCGGCGCGAATATCAGACTCTTCCGGTGACGATTTCAGGAGCGTTCCAGCAGATCAATAACGCGCTGACGGCCTATATCGGCGCGGCGGATCAGGCGCATGGTTCCTCGCGCGAGTTCGCATCCATGCTGTCGAAAGTGGCTACCAATCTGAATGCCATCCTGGACCCTCTCGCTGCCGTCATCACCACCATTGCCAAGATCGAGATCGGCGGCTGGCAAAATTTCCGTGACCTCCTACATGACATCAACATCAATCTGCGCGACATGGCCGGTCTGCGCGGCGCGGGAGCGCCCATGGATGAAGAGACCGCGAGGCTCATGCGGTATAGCTCAGGCCAAGCCTCATTGGCGGAAATCGCCGGACCACCGCCAGGGGCACAACAGACGCAACAGCAGTTTTTCGATGGCATCAACCGCAATGCGCAATCTGCTACCGATTCCGTTAATGGCCTGACCGCCTCTCTCAAAAAATCCAGTCAGGAGTTGGTAAATGCCACTGCGCAAGCCTTCAAACTCACCGACGAGCGCAAGGCGGTAGTAGCGCAGATTGTCCAGGTCGCCGAAAAGAATGGCTTCGATCCTAGCCTGCTATTGGCCATCGCCAAAACCGAGTCCAGCTTCGATCGCCTGGCCAAGGCCACCACCACCAGCGCCAGCGGCGTGTTCCAGTTCGTCAAGGGCACGCGCGAGCGGTTTGGCGTGAAGGACCCCTTCGATGTGGAGCAGGCTACCATTGGGGCTATCAAATATCTCACTGCGCTACAGGACCAATTCAAGAACACCCGCACCGCCGTTTCCGCTTACTACAGCGGCGAAGGCGCTATCCAGAAGAATCAGAACCAGCCGGACGCCAAGGGGGCGAACTACGCCGCCACCGTCGCCAAGAACCTCGACGCCATCAACGCCGCGCTGGGCGTCGCCGGCAAGAGCTGGGATAGCTATTCCGACCGCGTGGCCGCTGCCGGGCAA